ATTAAATACTTATGAATTAAATAATAATTATGCTTTTCCTAAAGGAAAAGTTAGTTCATGCTTTTCTCCCGAAAAGGCGGTCGTGCAAAGCGATGTTAAATATCCGATAGAGGATGTTCCGTATTTGGTCGGTCAATATGCAGAACCATACACGTTAGGGAGCCGAATAATCGACCTAAGAAACATTATTCAATATTTTATCAGCAGATACGAAGAAGAATCGGATATAAGGCATATAGACGTATCAGACAGCGCAATTAAGAGTATCGTCGATGCATATTTTCATCCGACCGGTAAAGTAGTTGATTGTGAAGCAGAAGATTATATGTGGATGATTGACGATTACTTCGCAACCGATTACAAGATGAATGGCAGACGCGTGTCTAAGAGCTTGCAGCATTTCTTTTCCGGGAAAATCAGAGAGAATATTTACATGAAGCGAATATAAAAATTTTGGAAAGGAGTGGCAGATGTGAACGGAATTGAAATAATAGAAAACATTGCTAAAGACATAAGGAATAGAGAAGATAAAGATATGGCTATGGCATTTACAAATGTTATAGGTACGTTGCTGGTGGCTAACGGAGTCACAGTAGAAACTTCAAAATATGAACTTAGAAACGATTTTCAGCAAGACAAGAACAAATACATGATTGAGAAAGAATACGGAATCATTATTGAAGGACTTGATTTCACGGAACACGACAAAGAGTTTAAGGATGAGATAAATAGTTTGAAAGAGAGCATCAAGGAAAGAAATTCTTATATCAAACAACTTAAACACGATTCTGATGAATTCAAAGAAAACAACGCGACTGTTGAATTGCCTTTTGACGCAATTGAGGTAGCAAATTTTCTGATAAATGAAGAATACGAATGCGAAATACCATTTACCGGAAGAAAAAGGAAGTTGAGGTAACAGTCCGCAAAATTAGCACAGGAGAAACAGAATCAGTTAAATACCATTGTTTATATCACCCTGTTTTCGGATATGACAAAGATGATATACAAAATGTCGAGAAAATAACTGATGAATTGATTGATAAATATGGGGAGGAAGAATGAAACTGATAGTTGGAAATAGCGTATATGAAATGAATGCAGAGCAATTAAAAGCTGTTTTACATGTTGCAAGCAAACAGGTTCCGTTTGGAATATATGCAGTAAAGAAAGACGGAATTTGTGAATTACACAAAGACAAGTTTGATACAAAATTCAAACTGCAACAAGCGGTAAAGGAATATGCAGAAAAAGGATTTAAGGTATATTACAATTCAAAATAAAAAAACAGAGGTAAAATCATCATGAAAGAAAGAGTAAAAATTATTACGGACGGAGAAAAAGCAGAGGTTTACATTGATGGTAAAAAGGTAAAATGCACCGATATGGAATTGCATTTTATCGGTCATGTAAACGAGAAACCTATGATTACCGTAGATGCTCAATGGCATAAAACTGATGAAAATGGAAATGTGATTCTGAATGAAGATAAGACAGAAGTGTTGACAGAGGGAATCAAGATAAATTGTTAGGAGTGATATTATGAAGATAACAGAAATGAATAAATGCATTGAAAAGATGCGGGAGTGCTATCCGTTTGAGGATGACAAAACAGAAATATGGCTTAATAATAGAAATAAGGTTGCCACTATAGAAGTTTGCCTTAGAACAAAAGACTTAAATGGTACAGAAATCGAAATGACAAGACCGATTGACAGTTTAGAGAAAGACATAATCGCTTTTTAACAAAATAAAATTACCGGCTAACAACAGGAGTTAGTTGCTACCCTAGAAAAATTATAGGCAGAGATTTCTTTCCGGCATCTCTGCTTGAATGAGCGGAGGTGCTTTTTTCTATGGCATCTAAAGAACTAATCAACACAGTAAATCAATATGACAATTTTATAAAGACACATCTTGTCGATGAATCCGTAATATCTGCCTACGTTGAAGCCTGTAAGGTAGCTATAAATGGTGAAAAGGATATCGAGTATGGGTTACAACTCACAAATCGGTCTAAGGGCATTATAGAGCGTTTCTGTATGGATAAAACAGGCGGTACGATATGGGATTTGGAGAAGTATGCATTTGCAAATAAAACCAATTATGATTTGATTGAGCAGTATTACAAGCCTGTGTTGCTTGAAGCACAAAACATGGTTGTAGATAGCTATTTTAGGTGTCTCGAAAAGAAGAGAGAACCTAAAGAACGGTTCTATATGCCGAGGAAAAAGTGCTTTGACAAAATGGGACTAATGCTTGCGTTGCAAGGAATGATTGATGATAAATACGACATACTTTGTATATCCGGAGTTCCGGGATTTGGTAAAACCACAACAGAGAAATTCTTTAATTCCGGTGTTATCGGATGGTTTCCTCGTGATTACAGTTTGTTCTACTCACATAGTGGAGATATTACGAGAATGTATTATGACGGAGTGTACGATATTGTTACAAACAACGATGAATATACGTGGAATGAAATCTTCCCGGATTTAAGAGTAACAAGCACAAATGCAAAAATGGAGCAGTTTAACGTCGGAAAGTACAAGCCGTTTCCGTCCATGCAATGTACGTCGGTAGGTAGTAAGAATGCTGGTAAGGTTCGTGCATCTAAGTTTCTTCTTGTTGATGATATGATCGGTGGTATCGAAGAAGCATTAAATCCTACGATTCTTGATAAGCTGTGGGATAAATATGCTGTGGATGCTCGACAGAGAAAGACACAAGATACAGACGGAAAGCCATGCAAAGAAATTCACATTGCGACACGATGGTCCGTAAGAGACGTTATCGGAAGAATACAAACTATGTACGACGGAAATCCAAGGGTTAAGGTTATTGCTGTGCCGGATGTGGACCAGAAAACCGGAGAAAGCAATTTCAATTACGAGTATGGAGGATTTACAAAAGAGTTTTTTGCAGATCAGCAGTTATTGATGGATGAAATATCGTACAGGTGCTTATACAAGCAAGACCCAATCGAACGTGAGGGATTGTTATTTCCAGATGATAAAATCAGACGTTATCTTAACTTACCACACGGAGAACCGGAGATTGTCACAGGTCAATGCGATACAAAGGGAAAAGGTACGGACTATTTTGTGTTGCCGGTGTTACAGAAATACGGAGAAGATTATTATTGCGTTGATTGTGTCTGCAATAATACGGCAGATTATGAGGAACAATACAGAAATGCGGCGGCGGTTCTTATAAATAACAAAGTGCAAGAATGTGAGTTTGAGCGAAATGCCGGCGGCGATCGTGTAGCAATGGAAGTGAATAAGAGAGTTGAGGCGGCAGGTTGGATATGCAATATCACAGATGTTCCAACGGAAACGAACAAGGAAGCTAGAATTTTTCAGTGTTCCAGTTGGATATTGCAACACGTTATTTTTAAGGATTCATCCATGTACAAGCCAAATGAACCATACGGAGTAATGATGTCGTTGCTAAAGCGATATTCGGTTTCCGGCAAGAAACAGCTTGATGATGTGCCGGATGTATTCTCTAACTTTGCACTAAGAGTTACACAGGGAAATAGAGTGTCTAAAGTAGAAGCTACAGCAAACCCATTCAGGAGGTAATTATGACAACAACAGAATATTTATTTCAAATTCGTAAATACGACATAAAAATAGACAGAAAGATCTCTGAAAAAAATAGGCTTCGTGAAATTGCTACCTCGACAGGCGGAATGAATGAGGGAGAAAGAGTTAAGTCATCAACAAAAAGAGATCAGCTAGGAGAGACAGTTGCGAAGATCATAGACAAAGAGAAAGAAATTGACAAATTGATTGATGTGTATGTTGCCAAGAAGCAGACAATAATAAATCAGATAGATCAGATTGAGGATATGAACGAATATGAGATATTGCATCTGTACTTTGTTGACGGATATACGATTAAGGAATGTGCAAAAATCAAGGATTGTAGCACAAGAAAGATAGATGCGTTGAAATCAAAAGCAATGAAAACATTTGAAAAAATGTTTGGAAATACATATTTGCGCAACATTGCGTGATTTTGCGTATGTTTTCGTATTGCTTCGCTATGGTACATAGTTTATAGTAATACTCGAAAAGTTGTCTTAATACTTTCATTTCTTCATGGAAACACCCCTTAAGAGCATCGTGGTTACACGGTGCTTTTTTAATGCAATTTTATACAGGAGCAAAAATGAAAAAAACTATATACTGTCCTAGATGCAAACGTAAAGTTGGCACATACGATGGGCGGTCAACATTTACAATGACATATAAGTGCCGGAATTGTGAGAAATATATCACATACAGTCCGACAGATGGAAAAACAAAGATAAAATCAACCCCGCAAAGAGAAGTATCAAGCGGAATTACAATAATCTAGGTGAAATAATGAGAAATACGATGTATTTACAAGACCTTGTTCATGGTCGATATGGACGGAAAATTGCATATACAAACGCGGAAGAGATAAATTCCGGAAATGTAGTTAAGGTAATTGGTAATTGCATCGGAACATTCAATTTTAACAAAACGATTATTAAATACCTGTGGAATTACTACAAGGGAGATCAACCGGTTTTATACAGGCAGAAAACAACGAATGGCGATATAAAAAATGTCGTTGTGGAGAATCATGCATATGAGATCGTGCAGTTCAAAGTCGGACAGACGTATGGCGAGCCTGTACAATTTATTAGTCGTGTCGATGATGATAGAGTAAATAAAGCTGTCGATGCGCTTAACGATTATATGGCAGATGCAAATAAGCAGGAAAAGGACATCAAAGCTGGAGAGTGGCAATCGGCAACCGGAACGTCGTTTAAGGCAATCATCCCAAGAAAAGGTGAGATTCCATTTATTATTACCGCACCGACACCGCTTAATACTTTTATGATTTACAACGAGAACACGGAGGAACCGGTTCTTGCTGTTCAAGAATTGAAAGACGAAGATGGAAGATGGTACAAATTAGCGTTTTCCGATACGATGTCTTTCAAGATTATGGATGGAAATGTGGTTGAGACCAAGCTACACACATATGGCTCTATTCCGATTGTGGAGTTTCCGAATAACCATGAAAGAATCTCGGATATCGAGTTGGTGATCGGATTGCTTGATGCAATCAACAATATGCAGTCGAACCGTATGGATAGTATTCAGCAGTTTGTTGAGTATTGGGTTAAATTCGTGAATTGTGAAATCGACACAGAAACATTTGAGAAAATGAAAGAATCTCATGCGTTAGTCGTTAAATCAATCAACAAGGATAATAAATCTGATGTCGACATTATGACACAAGAGCTTAACCAGACACAATGCCAAGTTGCCAAGGAAGATTTACTTGATAATGCGCAAGCAATATTAGCAATACCGAATAGAGAATCGCAAAATTCCGGTGGAGATACACAAGGAGCCGTATCTTTGAGAGCTGGCTGGGATTTCTCAAAAGCAAGGGCAAAGCAAAAAGACCCGATTGTTAAATCTGCTGAAAAAAGGCTTGCTATGGTAGCGTTAAGCGTTTTGAGAATATCTGGAAACGATTTGAAATTATCAAAAAGAGATTTTGATGTTCAGATAAGCCATAGTCCACTTGATAATCTATATACAAAGACACAGGCACTTGCACAGATGCTACAAGCTGGCATAAACCCAAGAATAGCGATTGCTACTTGCGGATTGTGGGGCGATTCTGAAAAGACATTCTTGCTGTCGAAGCCGTATCTCGATAACATATACAAAACCATCGACGATGCACAAGAACAGTTTGAGAAAGCACAAGAAATATTAAATAACAATAAAAAGGGAGCAATTACCGAGTAATCGGCAGTTGCTTTTTTATTTATAAAAATTAAGCACCTATGCGGTAAATAGGAGAAACTCGGCAGGAGCGACCTGCGGTATCAAAAGCGTGAGTTTTACGGAGGTAATTATGACAAGAGACGATGTATTAAAACTGTTTCCGGATGCAACGGACGATCAGATCACGAATCTGTTGAATCAGAACAATTCAGAAGTTGCGACGGAAAAGAACAAGGCGAAGCAGTACAAGGAAAAGGCTGGCACAGCGGACGAGTTACAAAAGAAACTCGATGAATTGGAAGCTGGAAACCTATCCGAAATCGAAAAGGCAAACAAAGCCTTGGATGCGGCTAATCAGCAGATCGCAGAGTTACAGAAAAACAATGCAATCAGAGATCAGAGAGAAGCGGCAATGACAAACTTCAAGATTACTGCGGAGCAGGCAAAGACAGTCGTTAAGGATGATGGAAGCCTTGATTATGAATCCCTTGGAAAGATTATGTCCGACAAAGAGAATGCCGCGGCACAGGCAAAGGAAAAAGAAATCGCCGGAATGCAAGATGTTCCTGGTGGTGGAAGTGCTGGCGGTGAAGGAACAAAGACAGAAGCCGAAAAAATAGCTGAATCACTTGTTTCAAACAATACAAAAAGCAATGACGTTTTGTCACATTATTTAGGAGGTAATTAAACATGTCAAATATGCAGTTTGATAAGACTACTTATGCTGGCGATGTTCAGATTGTTAAGAGATCGCCAAAAGAAGCTATCGCCATGACACTTGATTTTTCGGATGTCACAGCAAAAACAAGCGATGGCAGAAAGATTGTAAAGGCCGGAACGCCAATCGGAAAGACTGGAAAGGTAGATAACACAGCAACAGTTATCGGTATCTTGCAATTCGACGTAACAGAGGACAGACCACAGGGAGTAATACTTAAAAAGGCATATATCGATAAGAGCGTTGCAGAGAAACATTCTGGAGTAACATATGCCGAAGGTGTAACGACAGCACTCCCGATGATTGTGTTTGAGTAATACAGGAGGTAAAGAAGATGTTAATCAACGAAGTATTAGATAGTAAGTCGATTGCACTTACTGCCACAGAAAACGCTAGTAACCAGATTCCATATCTTGGACTTCAATGGTTCCCAGAGAGAAAGAAGCAGGGACTTGATCTTAGCTGGATTAAGACACATAAGGGATTGCCTGTTTCACTTGCACCATCAAACTTTGATTCAATTCCTACTCTTCGTGCGAGAAAAGGACTTGCAAAGGAAAAGACACAGATGGCGTTCTTCCGCGAAGGAATGGAAGTTGGCGAGGAAGAAATGCTGGAAATTGAGCGTATTCAATCAGCAGATGATCCGTACCTTGCAAGTGCGTTGGCAAGCGTATATGACGATACAAACAATCTTGTAAGCGGAGCAGAGGTTGTACCAGAGCGAATGAGAATGTCACTTCTTGCAACAAATGCAGGACATCCTGTAATTGCTATCGAGAGTGATGGTGTACAGTATGCTTACGACTACGATAAGGACGGAACATATGCATCTGATCACTATGCAAAGCTGTCTGGCACAAGCATGTGGAGTGATACAACAAATTCAAAGCCACTTACAGACCTGAACAACGCAAGAAAGAAGCTGCAGAAGCAAGGCAAGATTGCAAAGTATGTTCTTATGAATAGCAATACATTCCAGTATCTGCTTGAAAATGCACAGATCAGAAATTCTATTCTTGCACAGAATATTACAGCAACCATCGAGGTTGACGATGATACTGTAATTTCTGTTGTGCAGAAGAGAACGAAGCTCACAATCGTTCTTTATGACAAGATGTATAAAGACGAAGCCGAAACAGAGCATTACTTCTATCCGGATGATAAGGTTACACTTCTTCCAGAAGGAAATCTCGGTAATACGTGGTTTGGTACCACACCGGAGGAAAGAACTGCAAGACAAGTTGCAGATGTCGATGTTACGCAGTACGGAACAGGTATTACTGTTGCAACAAAGGTTGAGTATGGACCACCAATGAAGATGTCTACGTTTGCATCAGAAGTTGTCCTTCCATCTTACGAAAACATGGACAGCACTTTTGTTTACGAGGTTCATTCGGAAGGGTAAGGAGGACGCCATGAAGTATCCGTATATTGTTATTAAGGATGGCGTTTGGTATAAGGCTGGTGACGAGGTGCCGGAAGATAGCAAAAATCCGGAACCGCCTAATTATATGGCACCACCAACGTCAAACTATACAAAGACAGAGATCAATCGTATGTCTACTTCTGATCTGCAAGGTTTGGCTAAGATGTACGGAATTGACAACTCGGAAGAGATCAGCGGTTCAGAATTAAAGAAGATTCTGATCTCAAAATTCGGATTGTAGGAGATAAGAAATGACAACATTAGAGCAAGTCAAAATCAGATTGAAACAATTTCATATGGATAAGGACGAAGCCGGAAAAGATGTTGTTGTTTACGATTCCCCAGAAGAAAATCCGATTTTAGAACAGCTTATAGCACAAGCGGAACAGGACATAATCGGCAAACGTGCTTACCCTAGCAGTTATACAGAAGATATGATTGCAGACGATTTGAATAAATTTCAAAGCGTTATCGTCAATCTTACTGTTTACGATCATTCGCAAGCCGGAGAAGAATTTATGTCTACTTATAGTGAGAATGGCGTAAGTCGTAATTGGAAGAGTAGGGAAGATTTGTTTGTCGGAGTATATCCGTTTGTGTCAGCGTTATAAAGAAGATTGTGCGTTATCGTGTTTGAGGTTCGGATGCGGTAGCAGGCGGTACACATCAAGGGTGGTGGGCGGTGTACCAACTATAAGAGAAATAGGAGCTACAGAATGAAAGAGTTTTTGTTACAGACATATACAGTCGTGCTTCCAATAATGCTCGGATATATTGTCTGGCTTCTTAAGCAACAAAAGAAAGATAAGGATGCAAACAGCAAAGGAACAATGCTTCTTTTGCGTGTGCAGCTTATAGAGTACCACGATAAATACGTTGCGCTGGGGGAGATACCATCTTACGCATATCAGAATTTTTCTGAAATGTACGATGCGTATCACGCGCTTGGCGGCAACGGAATGATAACAAAAATGTATGAGGAGATTAAGCAAATACACTTAAAGAACGGAGGTAAAGAATAATGCAGGAATTATTAAGCAACGCAACATTATTACTTGCGGTGGTTGGAGGTTTGGCATTTGTTGTGTCTGTAATTACGCAAGTAATTAAGGACATCTTTAAGAGTGTACCAACAGACTTGGTTGTATTTGTGCTTTCAATCGCTCTTACTGTAACAGCGTTCATCGCTTATATGCAGTATATCAAAGCTGAAATGCTATGGTATATGATTGTTGCATCCGTAATTGCAGGATTTATTGTTGCCTTTGTTGCTATGTTCGGATGGGAAAAGCTATCCGAACTATGGAAACGGTTTGGTAAGGATGTGAAGTAAATGTCGTTGGAAATCAACAAGCAAAAGATGATGTATTCACTTAGCCTTGGATTGCAGCCGCAGTACAGACGTGACGATGATGGGAATATCATATATACCGGCTATACGGACGATGATGGCACATTTATTCCATATTTGGATGAAGATGGCAATAAGATACCAGAAGTAACAGGAGAACCGATTGAAACATATACGGAGCCTGTTATTTTTTATTCATCTATAAGCAATAAGTTAAGCGAAGCAACCGCAAAGGAATTTGGTATTGATGATTCAACCAACTATGCACAACTTGTTACAGACAAAAACGCATTTCCGCTTGTAGAAGGTGCGCTGATATGGAAGCGGTCGGAAGTTGGATATAAGGACAATGAAAAGACAATCATTGATTCAACGTCAGCAGATTACATCGTCAAAGGTGTGGCAGATGAAGGATTGACAGTTGACCTTTATTTGCTCCGTAAGAATGTGAAGAACGCAGAGTAGGTGATGGAATGGCACGTAAAAAGACAATCAGTATGAATTGTCTGTCTCAATCAAGCATTCAAAACGCGATAAAACAGCTTAGAGACTACCAAAATAGTTTGGCGTATAAATGTCAGATGGTGGCTCAAAAGTTAGCTGAAAAAGGCGTAGAGATTGCGAGAGTACAGATTGCAGACCTTGATGCGATATTTAATCAAGATTTGATTAAAAGCATTCACTCTGAATACGATGGAAGTGTCAAGGGTGGCGGTGTATGGGCGGTTGTGGCTGGTACAGATCATGCGATGTTTGTTGAGTTCGGAACAGGAATTGTAGGTCAAGAGCATCCTTATCCGGGAGAATTGCCGGATGGAGTAACGTGGGATTATGCGAGCGGTAAGACAATTAGACAGGCTATGCAAGACATAACTATAAATGGAGATACATTTGTTAAGGCTGGCAAATATTATTGGACTTACATCGGAGATGATGGAAAATTGCATATCACAAAGGGTATGCCAAGCAGACCTTTTATGTATTATACATCTCTTCAACTCATGAAGTTAGTTGAGAAAACTGTAAAAGAGGTATTCAAGAATGGTTGATAACACTTGGGCGTATGAAAATGAAACAAAGGTTTTGGGTATTCTTAATTCATATGCCATTCCAAAGCTGAGAAAAAAATTCCCAAATATGAAATGGCAACAAGGGGTTACAATTACAAACCTTGAAAGCAGATTATCGAAACCAACATTTCCGACAATTTACGTTCACGAATTGCCCGGAACAGAGCAAGGACTGACGTTGAACGGTCAGAATATCAACGGAGTTTTAACCACGTTTGAGGTTCAGACATTTACAAATACGTCACAATACGATGCGAAGCTTATGCTTGCGATAGTCGCAGACGTATTTAAGACTATGAGGTTTGAGGCAACGTCAATGCCGGAATTTAAGCCTAACGGAACAGTATATAGGAGCGTTGCAAGATTCAGAAGAATACTCGGAGCAAATGATAGATTGATGGATAAATAATTTAAGAACATGTTTTTGGTTCTTTTTTTATGCATATTTTTAAGGAGGTATAAACATGGCAGCATCAGAAGTAGCAGGCGTAAGTACGCTTGGCGTAGTATTTTGTTATGCAGTAGAAACAGAAGCTGGAGTAAAGCCTACAACAGGCTGGAAGGAACTTAGCCGTATCAATAGTATTGATGCAATCAGTAGTGACCCGGAAGCTATTGACGCATCTGCACTTAAGGACAAAAAGACAAGAAATATTCCTGGCAGAGATACTGTATCTGATACAGTACAGGTTACTGTCAATAAGACGGACGCAACAATCAAGGAATGGAAAGATTGCATCTCTGCATACCAAGGACTTGATGGCGGTAAGAGAATGTGGTTTCAAGAGATCACACCTGGTCTTACCAACGCGGAGTTTTATGTAGCAGCACCGCCAAGCGGACTTCCAAAGACCGCAAAGGAGCAGAACGGATTGCTTACAATGGAGATTCCACTTGTTGTAGATGAAATGATGGATGATGCGGTAGCAATTCAACCAGCGGGGGAATGATAAGCCAGTTACAGACAAATAAAGCAAAGGCTGTTGTAGCTGGCGATAGTGATAAAACAGCCGACGATTATTCATCATATTTTGCTGAATAATATAATTTATTGCACAGAAAGGGCGGGCTTCGGTCTGCCCCTTTCCTATGTGAAAGACATAGGAGGAAAGGTAAAAGGTATTAAAAAATGAAAACAATTACAGTTGATAACAAGGAATATAAGTTAAAGTTTGGCTTTGAATCTGTCGAGGTTGGAGACTTGGTTCAGAAGATGTTCGAGATTAAGTCTGGTACATATGCAGTGCGATCTATGCAAGCTGGCAACGAGCTTGTGGTTGCAATGCTTGACAGTTCTTCACAGATGCTTGCAACAATCCCTAAGATTTGCGCATTGGCGTTCTACGCTGGTATGCTTGCAAACAATCCGGTGTCAGAGGATGAAGCTAAAACTTTGTTAAAGAAATATATGGAGAAGGAAAAGCTGTCGTTCACAGACGTTTACAACGACGTCGTATATCCATGCATGGAGGATGATGGTTTTTTCTTGATGAGCGGAATCGACAAAATTATCGAGACAATGAATCGGTCGCTGAATCCGGAGGAACAGGAGAATCCAAAGGTGGTTCCGCAGAATCAAAAGAATCCAACTTCAAAAGCATCCACGAAGTAATATGGAAGGGTTTTTTTCCATCTGCATATGCGATGGGAATATCCTATGAGGATTTTAAGCATATGAACCCTAAAGAACTAGAATATGTAAAAGACGGATATATTAAAAAAATCCAGCAAATTGACTACATGAATTGGTTGAATGGGCGATATACGATGCAAGCAGTAGCGGTTGCGATAGAAGCAAACTTCGCTAAAAATCCAAAAGGAAAATACTACGAGGAACAATTCTTAAGTCGCATAGAAACCGAAGAAGAACGGGTAGAGCGACTTCGTAAGGAATTTGCTCTAAAGATGGCTACTATGCGTGAGAATTTTAATTTAAGGAAAGAGAAGCAAAGACTTGAAAAGATTACAGACGGTGCATAATTCGCACCGTCTTTTTTACTATGTGACAGAATGACAGAAAGTTGGTGGAATCGTGGCAACGGAAATTGATAGCCTTCAAATTAAAATCGGAGCGGAAGCTCAAAAAGCGAATAACGAAATCGAAAAACTCATAAATAAATTGGGTGTTCTGTCTAAATCCCTTGGTAGCGTAGACACAAAAGGTCTGCAAAAGCTCGCAAGTGGTGTAAATATCCTTAGTGGCGCAATGCAAAGTTTCCAAGGCGTGAAACTGTCCGATTTTACGAGAATTGCCAAAGGAATACAGAAATTTGAAGCGGTTGATGGAACAAAGCTATCGCAGTTATCAAGCACGTTGACACCGCTTGCAAGTGGAATTGCAACGCTTAGCGGTTTAAATTTTGACAACAAAGGTCTTGTGAATTTTATAAATTCAATTACAAGGTTGTCAAATTCAAATGTGAGCGGACTTAACTCCGTGAATTTTGCACAGTTAGGGTCGAACATAAATCAACTTACATCTGCGCTAAGTAGTTCTAAAAGTGTTGCAAGCAATACTATTCAAGTTGTAAATGCGGTGTCGAGATTAGCAAGTGCCGGAGCAAATGCACAGGAAACAAGCACAGCATTACCGCTTTTAGGTGCAAACCTTAAAAGACTTATAAATTCATTGTCAAAAGCTGGCGTTGTATCAGAGAATACAATACAGTTTGCATCGGCGTTAGGGCTTCTTGCATCTGCTGGAAACAGAACTGCACAGACCGCCGCAAACCTTGATGCGCTTGCAGAAGCATTGAAGCGGTTTATGCAAACAATGTCAACCGCGCCGACAGTAAATGCGAATATTATCCAAATGACACAGGCAATCGGACAACTTGCGTCGAATGGAAATCGTGTCGGTGGTGTGACACGCGGACTTACATCATCGCTTAATAGCTGGGGAAATTCCGCAAGAAAAGCATCTAGGCATTCATTCAACCTTGCATCTGCAATCGGTAAAGTGTATGCGACATATTGGATGCTGTTCCGTGCGCTGGGCGTATTCCGTAAAGCAATAGATATAAGCGGTGCTTTGACAGAGGTTCAAAACGTCGTATCGCACAGCTTCGGACCATCTATGGATAAGGTCGAAGAACAGGCTAAGAGTGCGATTTATACGCTTGGAATGTCCGAATTGTCATTTAAGAAATATGCATCAACATATCAATCAATGGGTCTTGCTATGGGTATTACCGCAAAACAGGTCGGAGATGCGAACAACTTCCTTGCAAAATCCACAGATGGCTATGTACAAGCATCCGATGATATGGCAGATGTGTCTTTGAATCTGACTAAGTTGGCTGGTGATATTGCATCATTCTATGATAAGTCACAGGCTGACGTTGCGGAAGATTTACAAGCGGTATATACCGGAATGGTCGTTCCGCTTCGTAAATATGGACTTGACCTTACACAGGCAACATTGAAGCAATGGGCGATGAATAATGGCATGAATGCAAATATTGATTCGATGTCGCAAGCCGAAAAGACAATGCTTCGCTATCAGTACGTTATGTCGCAAACCACAATGGCACAAGGCGATTTTGCAAGAACCGCTGATACATGGAACAACCAAGTGCGATTACTTGGAGAGAATTTCAAGCGACTTGGTGCTATATGGGGTAATGCCGGCATCAACATGTTAAAGCCTTTGCTTCAAGCACTTAATAAAGGCTTGGATGCGGTTATCAATTTTTCAGAAAGTATTGTTAATGCTTTAGGAGCAATATTCGGATGGAAATTGGAAATCCAACGTGGCGCTCTTGCTGATGATTTCGAGAATGCGGCAACAGGTGCAGACGACCTTGCGTCCGGCACAGGAAAAGCGGCTGATAATGCCAAGAAATTAAAGCAACAATTACAAGGCTTCGACGAACTGAATGTACTGAATACGCCTAACGATGGTTCCGGCGGTAATGGTGGCTCTGGTGGTGGTGGCGGTGCATCTTCCGGTGGTTCAAGCGGTGGAATGAAGTTTAATGTCACAGAGACAGACGGACTTTACAAGAGTGCCATTTCTAACCTTAGAGGACTCGGAGAATACATCGGAATAAATCTGACGAAAGAACTTGAAAGCATTGATTGGGATAGTGCTTACAAGGGTGCGGAGAATTTCGGTAAAGGATTGGCGGACTTTTTAACAGGCCTTATATCTCCACAACTTTTCTATGCAACAGGAAAAACTATTGCAAATTCATTAAATACTGCAATTACTGCATCGCTTAGTTTTACAGACAACTTTGATTTTGACGATCTTGGGTTGTCTATTGCATCCGGAATAAACGGATTTTTCCAAAACTTTGATTTTAAGAAGTTTGCAAAAGCTATCAATGGTTGGGTAGACGGAATCGAAGATACAGTATTCACAGCACTTAAAAATATATCTTGGTCGGATGTATTAAAGGGTGGTGTTGACTTCCTTACCGAATTAGACCTTGACACAGTTGTAATTGCCATCGGTGCTTTTAAGTGGATGCATGGCGGTAAAGAAATAGCCGCAGGTGTGTTAAAGAATTTGCTTGCAAAGGAAATATCAACAGGAATTGGCGATAAAACCATTCCTATTAGCAAAGCAATTTCTATCTCAATTACAACCGCAGTAGTTGGTTTCAAAGTTGGAAATTGGTTATACGAAAATACATCGTTCAGTAAGTTTGCAGACTTGGTTGCAAAGTGGCTTGTAGACAAAGAGGGAAATGTAAACATTGCAAAGGCGATTGGCCTTACGATTGCTTCTCTTGGCGTTGCGATTACTGCTGTCAATCTTACATCGGCTGCAAAAAATGCAATCACAAATGCGATAGTTACTCATTTTGCATCTTCTTCCGTAGGAAATGCGGCAGGCTGTGGTTTGCTTAGCGGAATGGCGGCTTACTTTAAGACAAGCGCCGCAACAGCTTCTTTGGGGCAAATAGGAATTGCCATTGCTGCAGGTCTTGGACTTGGAGAATTGATCGGGAAACAAGTAAATACAGGTCTTGCATCTCTTGCAGAATCACTTGGAGACAGCGAATTGGCTTCATATTACAAAGAATATGATACTCCGTTTAAAGCACTTGCCGGATTATATCAGACAGTAAAAGAAGGAGAAACTGATTGGGCAACAGAAATCGAAAACAGAAAAAAAGCGATAGAAAATGCTAACGAACAAATTGAAAAATTGCCACCATCAGTGCAAAGAGTGTGGAAGACAGTAGCTCAAGGAGAGAAACCACTTAAAAAGACAGGGAAAACAGGAAGCGATACATTTGAACATTTGAGTGAAGCAATCGAAAAAGCTTCATGGAAGATGACTGAAAAATTCAACGGATTTTTAAAATTGATTCCTGGATATGTGGAACAAACGGGGAAAGATGTCGATGGAAAGACTAAAAACGGATTAGCCAATGTTGGAGCTTCTGTTGCAAATGGGAAAAATCAAATAACGTCGCTTGTTAAGCAGACTAAAAATAATGTAGTTTCCGATTACAATAACATGAACAACAGCGCATCTAACAGTGTCAAAAATATGTCACAGAATACGACATCAAGCGTACAAGGAATGGCTGGGTCGGTTGTAACAAGTATTCAAGGAATGGCAGGAAATTCTACAACCAATTTTTCTGTTATGAGTAAAAATGCTACAAGCTCAGCTAATGGTATGTCGTTGTCTGTGATTAATGCATTAACAGGAATGAAGAACAGTTCTGGCACAACTCTTAATGGTATGGCATCCGATATGGCACAGAAATTTGCCAAGATGAAAGCGGATTCATCAAGCGGCGGTAAGAACGTGACTAACGCATTTGTCGGTGCTTTAGCCGGACTTCGCGGTGGAGCAAATAATCAATGGGGCGGAGTTATATCTGACACCGGTTCAAATTTATGGAAAGCAAAGAAAAAAGTAGAAGATGAAAAAAGTCCTTGGGGGGTAGCCGGCTCGAATCTTGTAGATGGACTTAGAATTGGATTGTCTGACAAGTGGAATAGTCGAGGACAATATGGACTTATTGGAGGCATAGTTTCACTTGCAAGAGGATTGACATCCGCATTAAAACGTGCGTTTGGTATTCATTCTCCGTCTCGATTATGGAATAAAGAAATCGGTCAATTCTTGCCACCCGGCATCGGTTTAGGTATGGAAAGTGCCATGCCTAAGTTGTTAAACGATGCAAGCGGAATGGCTACGGATTTGACATCTGCGTTCAACACATCATTGCAGTTTACAGACCCATTGCAAGACTTGGCTGATATGTCAGCGGACATTGCATCATCAATCAATACAGATGTGGCAACAAGCACGTCGACAGTTATTGACACAGGTCGGATGTCAACAGACATTGCAAGTGGCATCGTAGATGGAATGTCGATGTCACAGGCAGATCAGAACCGGCTATTACGAGAACAGAACGAATTACTTAGACAGTTGCTTGCGAAAGATACAGGTATATCATCAAACGATATATTCGAGAGCGTGAAGCGGTCAAACAGACAAGCGTACAACCGGACAGGTACAAATCCATTGTTATATTAAGAATTTATAGGGTAGGCACGTAAATGTGTCTGCCCTTTTTATGTGAGGTGGTTAGATGGCATATAAAGGCTATTTAATTAAGATTGGCAATTACATATTTCCGCTTTCGATGATTAAGGCAGAAAGCTACAAGGCAACGAATTACGGACAAGACTTGGATTCAACACGTGATGTAAATGGAATTTTACATAGAACGGCTTTGGAAAATACTGCACCGAAAGTTGAATTTGAGACACGAAATATGCTTGATAATACGCAGGTGTCAAGCATTTTTGCGAATATTCAAGCCAACTATACAAATGCAGTTGAGAAAAAAGCAAGTGTTGAAGTATATGTGCCTGAATTAAATAAGTATGTGACAAGTGATATGTACATGGCTGATTTTGAACCGACTATGTACTTTGCTGATGAAAAGGAAATCAAGTATCTATCAACAAGAATGGCATGGATTTCTTATGGAGTAAAAACAGTATGATTAAGATTTCGGAAGATATTAAAAAATTATATATCAAAGATGGAACGCCAATCGAATTAGAAGTGAAATTTAAGGATAATGCATTTCCAACGATTAAGGGTTTGGACGTGCTTTCAGAGCAAATGACATTGCACGAATCAATTTGTGAAGAAGAACAACTTAAATTCGGCGGTTGTAATGCATCCAGCTTTGAATTGACAGTATTCAATTTGAATAGCGGAATTAAAGGATATGAAATCGAGCCGGTACTTATCACCAAAAAAACAGAGATTCCGTTGGGCGTGTTCTACGTGGAAACGATTGAGAAATATGCTGGCAAAGACTATAAGAAACTGACCGCATACGATAAAATGCGGTATTTCGATGTTGATGTTAAAGATTGGTATGACAGCCTTACATTTCCTATCAGCGTTAAGAATTTTAGGGATAGCCTTTGCAATTATGTCGGAGTGGAGCAGAACGATGTCACGCTGATTGCAGATAATGTAATGCTTACCAAAGAGCTTGATTCGTCAAACGGAATCAACGGACTTTCTCTGATGAAACAGATATGTGAAATTAGCGGTGTGTTTGGTCGGATGGATAGATATGGCAAGCTTGATTATTTGTCACTTGAATCTTCTATGTTGTTGCCGGCTGATGATTTATTCCCGGCAAACGACTTATACCCATCTGCCGGAAGTGGAGATAGTGAAAATTCATTCAATATTTCTACGTCACTTATGTATGAGCATCCGCTTGTTGAGGACTTTTTCACATCAAATATCGACGGAGTAATAATCGTGGATTCAGATGGCGCACAGGTAATCACAGAGAATAACCAAAATCCATATTACGTGCAAGATAACTTCGTAATTATAGGGCAGACACACGAGACGATTATGGCACTTGCAAATGCGCTGTTGAGTAAGATATCAAGCATATCATACAGGCCGATCAATTCGTCAAAGATAAAGGGACAACCATACGTAGAGTGTGGCGATTTTATCAGCGGAGAAGTTAACGGATATGGATTTGAAGCATATGTGTTTCAACGTGATTTAACCGGAATTAAGGCACTTCGAGATGCTTATCTATGCAAAGGTAAAGAAATGCTTGAAAACGATATGAACGGTGTAACCGCACAACTTCAACGTCTGAATAAAACGACAGAGAGAGTTAAGACCTCTGTGCAAGTGACAGAAAAGGGGTTGGAATCGGAAGTTAAGCGCGCAACGGACGCAGAAAGCGAACTGTCTACAAGAATTGAACAAACTGAACAGCAAATTGTCTTACGCGTGGATTCTGCAACAGGCAAAATTGTTCAAGTATCGCTTATCGGAGATACAGGAAGCGGAACAGAATTTAAGGTTGACGCAGATAATATAAATCTGTCTGCAAGTGATGTAATCAATCTTCTGTCCGGAGGAACAATCAATCTTACAGGTAAGAATATTGCAATAACTTCTGATAATTTCAGCGTTACAAAAGAAGGAAAAATGACTTGCAATGACGCAAACATCGAAGGCGACATCAATGCAAAAACATTTAAGAGTGAATTTTATTACAATGGACAAAAGTATTCAGAAATGAGATTGTCAGCAGAAGGATATGAAGACAATGTCGGTTATTTAATTATGCAGGAGTTAATATCTATTCTTGGAGCAAAATTAAGGCACACGATAATTACACCGACGAGCGTTGGAGTATATGAAGATGGATACCCAAAAACCGGAGATTATGCTAAAGTGGAAACGGCTGGTTTCTTTACGAGCGGAACTGCATATTTGGGATCTTCGCCGGTTATTGCCTCAGACAAAAGCATCAAGATAAATATTCAGTCACTAGACACAAAAAATTCTAGTGACTTTATTTATTCCTTGAATCCTGTTGAATATAAGTACAAAGATGGCACATCCAATCGCCTGCATCACGGATTTATCGCACAGGAGCTTCACGATTCTATGCAGAGCGATTGGGGAGTTTACTGTGATGCAAATATTGACACAGGGAAAAAGGGAGGTAAGGCAATTCGATATGAGGAACTGATCGCTGACCTTGTAGCAACGGTGCAATCGCAAAACGAAAGAATTTCAGAGTTAGAGAAGAAGTTAGGAGGTAGATAGCTATGTCACAAGGATGGAGTAAGATATTCAATAGAATAAATTGGTTGAATCGACCAAGCACAAACACACCATTGAACGCAACAAACCTAAATGCTGGTGATAGTGCAATCGACAAGCTAGATGATAGAATAATAACGCTTGACACCGTTAAGGCAGATATGCAAGTCGTAAATGACATGGTTGCAGATGTGTCATTAAATAGCAATACAGGCGTTATTACTGTAACGTACAAGAACGGTTCACACGTAGATTATGATACAAACCTAGAAAAAATTGCTGTGAATTTTTCGTACGATTATGTAAATCAGAGACTTGTTCTTACGTTATCAGATGGTTCTAAACAATATGTAGATATGTCTGCGCTTATTACACAATACGAGTTCGAGGATTCTGCGACAATCGCAATTTCGATTAACGATAAAACAGGGGCCGTTTCTGCATTTATTAAAAATGGTTCAATTACTGATGCGATGCTTGAAACGGGTTATCTTGCTAAGATTACAGAACAAGCAGCCAAAGCGACAAACATGGCAAATTCAGCTACAACAAGTAGCAATTCTGCATACGACAATGCCAAGTTATCACAATCATACGCTATCGGCGGTTCAGGTGTTCGTGATGGCGAAAATACCGATAACTCTAAATATTACAGTGAACAGGCAAGCAAGAGTGCGACTGCATCTGCTAATTCTGCATCAACGGCAAGCACTAAGGCAAGTGAAGCGGAATCAAGTGCATCGTCAGCAAGTGCATCTGCAACAAAATCTGCAACGTCAGAAAGCAACGCAAGCAAGAGTGCATCGTCTGCCGCCACAAGTATGTCAACGGCAAATAGCAAGGCAAATGAAGCGGCATCAAGTGCGACATTGGCAGGCAATAGTGCTTCCACAGCCACATCTAAAGCGGCGGCTGCATCCACAAGTGCATCTAACGCCGCTACTTCCGAAGCTAATGCAAAGAAGTATTACGAACAAGCAAAGGCAATTTCTGAGTCGTTCAGCGGAGCATTGCGCCCGATGGGAACTGTCACTTTTGCAAATCTTCCGTCTGTTGGTTCTGCATCTGCCGGTGATATGTACAATATATCCGATGAATTTGTTACAACTTCTGATTTTGTTGAGGGTGCAGGAATCACAGAACCGGCAGGAAGCAATGTGTATAAGACAGTAGCCGGTAAATGGGATGTCTTAGCCGGAAGTCCTGTAACAGGTGTCAAGGGAGCAAATGAAACAAATTTTAGACGTGGAAATGTAAATATCACATGCGAAAATATAGGAGCTTTAGCGACCGATGGAGATAGCCAAGATAACACTGTCACATTCACATCTAATGATTCATTGACAGGAGATTCTACAGCTCCGGAACTATTGACGATTGGAGAAACACACGCTTCGATTTTTAGCAAAGTGTCTACTATCTTCAAAAATGTAAGATGGTTGTTGTCTAAGATGGGAACAACAGATATATCAACGCTTGGAGATGGAACTGTGACAGGAGCGTTAAGTACCCTAAGCTCGAATATAGCAGATATCAAAGGGAAATATATTGCTGGTAGTGTAGTCGTTAGAGGTGGTGAAACAGCTACAACTCCAGCTATTTCCAGTAACTATAACGGATTACGATTATATTACTATGATGGCAATAGTGGTTTGCGGCAGTCAGTAATTATACCAATTGTTCGATGTAGCATTCCCTATATGACGACAAACGGAATATTATTTGTTAGTATGTCTGTTAATTCAGATCGAACAATTACATTTTCAAATACTAATTCGAACAACTTAGTTATTACGCATATGTATGCGGTTGTAATAAGTACATAAATTTAAGTAGCATAACGATATATAGCCTAATGGCTTTATATAATTTTTTAGACCTAATGAAACATGTAGGTCTTGTTTTGATGTTTTTTAGGAGGTAAATAACCATGAACATTATTGAAACAAACTTAGAATTTGGAACATTATCAAAGAGATCAAGCACAAAGAGAATTATTCTTCACCATGCAGCAATGAATGGCTCTGTTGAAGCTGTTCACAACGTACACAAAGCTAAAGGATGGTCTGGAATCGGATATCACTTTTATGTTCGCAAGGATGGTAAAATTTATCGTGGGCGACCTGAATACGCAATCGGCGCACACGCTTCCGGTTCGAACTACAATTCAATCGGAATTTGCGCAGAAGGAAACTTCGAGAACGAAACAATGTCGGATGCACAGAAAAATGCAATTAAGGAGCTTATCGCTTACTTAAAAAGCAAATATAAAATCACAACAGTTGTTAGACACAGAGATGTCGGTTCGACAGCGTGTCCGGGAAAGAATTATCCGTTTGACTATATTACAAATGGTTCTGTTTCTGCTGACGTCAGCAAGCCGGAAAATAATCCGGTTCCAAATGTGCCGGGAAAAGATGCGATCGTGCGTAACGGACAGACGCACGCTAATAATTTTGCAGGTGCTAACATTGTAGTCGACGGAATACGCGGAACAAACACAATTAAAGCCGGAATTAAGGTTTTGCAGACAGCAATCAATCTTGATTACAAGAAAGGAATTGCTGTTGATGGCATCTGGGGTAATGGTTCTAAGACAGCTCTTGGAAGTCATTATGTCAAGCGTGGAGAAAAACAGTATATGGTTACTGCTGTTCAAATTCTGTTGATGCTTAAAGGTTATGATTGTCAACTTGAATGTCCGGGTATATTCGGCCCTAACCTTGAATCTGCTGTAAAACAGTATCAAAGAGACTATCAGCTTACTGTTGATGGAGTTGTTGGATATAATACATTTATGTCTTTAATTCATTAAGTCGATGTCTGTCGAACTTTTGAACACGATTTCGATAGAAATATCAAAGTTATAGTGCTATTATAAATATGTTCCCAATAGGAACACCAGAATCCCCCTCAATATTCTGGTCGGGGCGGTAGACAAGTGCTATCGCCCTATATTTATCGCATTCTCCCCTTAAATATTGACACAAAAGAACGTATGTTCTATAATGAGCATATGGATTTGCGAAATTATGTGTTAGGGGGTTACGACGTGGAAGAGAAGAGGAAGAAGTTGTGCGACATGATCGCGAAAATTACAAATGAGAAATTGATGGACTACTTGATTAGGTTTATTGAGTTAGCCATCAAAGAGTGGAACTGAGAAAAGGCAGAGAAAAAATCTCTGCCTTTATTTTTATATTATGCTATACAAGCCTAAAATCATTAAAATTATTAAAATTATAAACAATACAACCGAAAACCAAGAGCAAGCGTGAATGTGATTATCATATTTTTTAGATTGCCCGATTGCCAAATCTATCACAGAAATAATAAATCCTACAATAATCAAAAATCCAAAAGTGAAAAAACCAACAAGGCTGATTATTCCAGATAATGCACTCAATGGGCTTTCAGTTTTCTTTTTTTGTTTTGTATCAATTTGAATATTTCTTTGAGGTTGAAACTGTAATCCGCAATAACTGCAGAAAGCAGATCCATAAGGAATATATTGATTGCACCTAGGACATATCATATAATTATTAGATTGCTGATTATCCATATAAAATCCCCCCCTTATTATTTATTCATGCTGCGCACTATTTGCATAATAGCTTTCTGATCTGCTTCTGAAAGTGAAGAGTATAATTTGATTAGTTCAAAATGTTCGTCCGCCATTGACAAAGATGGTACTTCCGATTTCTTACCCATCATATAATCTGTCGTAACGCCGAAATATTTTGCAATTTTCTCAATTTTATCCATCTTAGGCGTAGACTTTCCGTTCTTCCAATCAGAAAACGTCATATTAGATATTCCTGTAGCTCTTGCAACATCTGCACTTTTTACTCCATTCATGTCTAGTAATTTTTGGTATATTTCGTACATTTTACGCGCACCTCCAAAATATTAAGGAAATCTTTAATTTTCTATTGACAATTAAAGAAAACCATAATATACTAGACCTAGATTAAGGAAATCCTTAAAACCTAGGCTGTTTTGTTATATTGTTATTCGACGATTTCATTATAACGGATTTCCTTAATAATTGCAATGAATTTTTAAGGAAAGGAGAAGTTTTATGTCGAAAATCAGAAAATATGGTCAATCATATTCCAAATTCGAAAAGAAATTATCTGAAAAAGGAATTACCCCTTACAGAGTAGCAACAGATCTTAATATTTCACCAATGCTTTTATCAGATTGGAAAAATGATAAGAGCAAACCGAAGTTAGACACAATGATTTTAATTGCGAATTATTTGTCTATGCCGGTTACAGATTTTTCAGATTTAGAAAGCGAGGTGGAATAATGAGAAAAATCAAATCTTGTGCAGTTGCGTTTTTTAACAAGCACTTTGTGAGATGGAAATTTTTGAATAGCATGTTTGCTGTTCCGTTTTGCAAGGATGGAAAGATGTATCTTCACATTTCACAAGTATGTGGAAATGGAACAAGAGTTGTAAAAAGAACGTTCCTCATTGAGCATTTGGTTGATGATAACTTGGCGGTTACAGACCAAACGCTCGCAGAAGAAAAAAGAGTGTTCAAAAATCCTACATTACTTTAAGCCATGTAGTATATCCGCACTCTTTGCATTCTGGCAACATTTCGCCTCTATGCTTTATGGTGATAATTCCACTTTGGTTTTCTCCACCACATTGCATACACACATACGTTCCTTTGTTGACAGTTTCGTATGTCACAAATGTTTCAGAACAACTATTATCCATATTGCACCACCTTCCCTTGCTTGATAAGGGAATTATAACACAAGAAAGGAGAAACATGAACGAATTACAGATTTTTAATAATGAAGAATTTGGAGAAATTCGAACAGTAGTATCGAATAATGAACCTATGTTTTGCTTGCCTGATGTGTGCAAGGCATTAGAACTTTCAAACAGCCGTGTTGTCTCTGCGAGATTAGATGATGACGAACGGTGTAAGTTAGACTTACCCCGTCAAGGAGAAACATGGTTTATTACAGAAAGCGGTCTGTACGCAGTTATATTAAGAAGCGACAAACCAAACGCAAAGAAATTTCGCAAATGGGTAACGTCAGAGGTTCTTCCGTCAATCCGTAAAAATGGCGGTTATATAGCCGGCCAAGAAACACTATCTGACGATGAATTGCTTTCAAAGGCTTTGCTTGTGGCACATAACAAGATCGCTGAAAGAGACAAGATTATCGAGCAGAAACAGGCAAGGATTGAACAGATGAAACCAAAGGCAATATTTGCGGATGCGGTAGCTACAAGCCGGACATCTATTCTTATTGGAGATTTGGCGAAGCTGATTTGCCAGAATGGTTATCAGATCGGGCAGAAGAGGTTGTTTGAATGGTTGAGAAACAATGGGTATCTGTGTAAGAGCGGTTCATCACGAAACATGCCGATGCAGAGATATGTCGAACAGGGATTGTTCGAAGTGAAAGAAAGCAACGTGCAAAACCCGGATGGAAGCGTGAGAATTACCCGCACAACTAAGATTACAGGAAAAGGGCAGCTGTATTTTGTGAATAAATTTTTAGGAAGGGAGAATGTGGAGTGAAGCAACCCAAGAAACTTACAAGGACGCAGAAAGAAATCGTCCATTCACAAGGCTATAACGTAGATGAATGGATGGTCCGTAGAGAAACGGGGTTCCATTTATTCTTGGTTCACAAGGAAACAGGAAGAAGAGTAACCCTTGATAACTATATTCGGAGGGCAAGAAGATGAGCAGATTCAACCCGTACGTGGTTGCTGGAAGCGTTATGTCACTTGCTGGCGCATATTCGATTTCGGATGAGTTTCATTTGGTTCCGAAGATTATCTTAATTATCGGCATTATGCTTACGGTATACGGATATTGGAACTACGGCAAAATCGACAAGGCATTAAGAATTTATAGAAAAATGGAAGGGAGAAATAAAAGAAATGGGAGAAGTAAAGAATATGTTCGATTTGAACAAACTGCACTTAGAAGATGAACTAAACGAGGATGTATCTTTTGAGGAAGGACTTGCTGAGTACGTCAAGAACACGAAGAACGCATCTGTTGATACCTTGGCAGAGGAATTTAAGGATTTCCCAATGTTTAAACTTTATGCCGGAGCGGTAAGAGGTGGTGCAAATGTCGAGACTACAACAAGATTGATCGGGTCGATGATTCTTGGACAGTCTATTATAGACGAGAAATTCAGAGATCGGCTGGACAAGGTTTCACACACCCTTACGTATAGCAGAATTGACGAACTTATGAGAAAGGAGATTCAACATGAAAAAGATAAGAATTAAGCATATTTTTTTGCAGAATTTCGGTAAATTCTTTGGTGCGAATACTGTTGATGCAGACATTTCCGACAGAACAGAGATTTGCGGTGTGAATGAATGCGGAAAGACAACAATTAAGCGTGCTGTGCAGTATGTGCTTAATTGCAGGGATGATAATGGCAAGGAAATCACAGGAATCCGACCGCACGATGAATCCGGAAATGATTATTCGGGAATCGAGACAACGTGTGCAGTTACGTTTGAGCTAGATGGCACAGAGAAAGAAATGAAAAAGGTTTTTCGTGAAAGCATCAACAAGAACGGAGACTTCATCGGAAACATTACAGATTCGTACATCAATGATGTTCCAAAGAAAGTTAAGGACTACGCAGAGTTTCTTGAAGATGGTTTTTTGGATGCTGACAGATTGCAGTATTGCTTGAATGCTCAATCGTTGTTGAAGAAGTCACCGGCAGACCAACGAACTGTGTTGGAAAAGACATTCGGAGATAAAACGACATTAGATATTGCACAGGAAGATGAACAGTTTGCACCTATTGTACCGATGCTTGCGGATGGAACAATAAAGGAATTAAAGGAGCGTTGCAATCGTACTCTGAATGGTTCGCGCGGAAAGTCATCGTCTAAAGGGCTTCGGCAGATCGCAGATGAATATGCACCACGTATCGACGAATTGATGAAGCAAAAGACGGATGTTGACGTGTCACAGTTGCAGTCTATGAAGTCTGGCATTGAATCCAAGATTGAAGATGTGAATGCGAAAATCAAGGATGCATCGGCGGAACATGACGCATTAGGACAGAAGATTTTGAACCTCAAATTTAAACTGTCCGGCTTGCAGAATAAGGCGAATGAGAACCTTGATAAGACGAGAGCAGAGCTTACACAGAAGTCGTTTAACGAGAATAATGAATTGATTGCACAGAAGAACATTCAGAATGATTTGTTACGCAAGAAAGAGAGCCTTGAAGCAGAATTTAAGCGCCATATGTCTCTTCGTGAGCAATATGCCGAAGAGTGGAAACGAACCAACGCAGAGACAATCGGAGAGAATGACACGATATGCCCTACTTGCCATAGAGAGCTAGAAAATGCAGACGAAATCAGAGAACGCTACGAAAAGACAAAAAAGCAGAGGCTTGACAACATTGTTGCAAGTGGGAACTTCGAGAAATCGGAACTTGACCGTTGCAAGGTAGAGATTGAACAGACAGAGAAGCAAATACAGGAACAGGGCAAGAGAGTATCAGATTTACAGACCGAATATGATTCTCTGAATAACAGAATTGATGGTATGCCGGTTTGCGTTGATATTACGAACACTTCCGAATACAAGAAAGTTAAGTCGGAATTGGACGAAAAAGAAGCTCTTTATAATAAGGAAGCGATTGGTTCAAATTTGGTTGATTCTTTGAAAGAAGAGCTTAAAAAGCTGCAACAGGATTTACTTTCTGTGACGGAGAAAATTGGTAAGGCATCGGTCAATGATTATATTGACAATCAGATATCACAGCTTCGTGAACAACAGAGAGACACACAACAGAAGATAGCCGATCAGGAATCAATCCTTGATTTATTGAAGAAACTCGACCGAAAGAAAAATGAGATTCTTTCGGAAAATGTAAATCAGTATTTGGAGTTTTGCAAAGTGCGGTTATTTAGACCGCTTATCAACGGAGATACAGAAGAGTGTTGTGAGTTCGTCTATAAGGGAGAACCATATAATCGCAACATGAACCACGGAGCGAAGTTGCTTACAGAGATTGATATTTGTCGTGCGTTCCAGCGCAAGAATGATGTGGAAATGCCAATTATCATCGACGATACGGAATCCCTGGATGCATGGAAAATCCCGGAGATTGACACACAGTTGATCGTTATTCGTAGAACGGACGACAAGGAACTGATTATTAAGGATATGGAGGAATGAGAGTATGAGTAAATTTAAGGTTGGAGACAGAGTGAAGCTTGTGAATCCTATGGAACTTGTACGGAATTTTTGTGGAAGAACAGGAACTATTGAGTACATTGAAAATAGCGATCAGGATGACCTTGACTATGCGGTTGAGTTTGACAAAGAATCACCTAAATTCCATGATTGCTTCGGTCATTGCGTGAAGAATCATGGATATTGGTGCAATGACGAAATGATTGATCTTGTAGAACAGGAGCAGTATTACAACGGAAAGATTTTTGTTGTCGATAGCAATTCTTTTACATTTGAAGCCGGACATATTTACGAATTTGTGAATGGCCGTGTGAAGATAAATGGACTTAAATACCCTATTGTGTTTCCGCCATTAAAGAATTTCGAAGCCGTGAAAGATTATTTGGGTAGTGGAAGCTATGTTAGGGCAATGGAAGTAAAAGAAGATTAGGAGGGTAAGTAATATGGCAGAGAATACACAGATTGCAAAGGAAAAAGAGACACAGAGCAAGGAACTTATTGCCAAAGACTTCACAGAGGGAATGGTTATTGAAATCAAACAAAAAGAGAAGTTCGGTCTGACATTCCCGGAGAATTACAACTACACAAATGAACTTATGTCGGCGATGTTGATTTTGCAGGACACAGTAGATATGAATAAGAAGCCTGTCTTGCAGAGCTGTTCGAGAGCAAGCATCGAGAACGCACTTATCAACATGGTAACAGATGGATTGTCGATGAGAAAGAAACAGTGCTATCCGGTTGCATACGCAGGCAAGTTAAGTTGTCAACCATCTGTCTATGGCGCGACTTGCGTTGCTAGAAGATACGGTCTTTTGGATATCGAGGCAGAGGTTATTTATGAAGGAGATACATTTAATTACACGATTGTAAACGGCAAGAAAACAATCACGGAGCATATACAGGAAATTGGAAACATTGATAACGACAAGATAAAGGGTGCGTACGCGATCGCATTTCTGAAAGATGGAACGTCAAAAGTAGAGATTATGACCATCGGGCAGATCAAGACAGCTTGGAAACAGGGATTCGGATATAAAGAGAACGGAAACGGAGTTCATCAGAAGTTTACAGACCAGATGGCAAAGAAAACTGTCAAGAACAGACTGCTTAAGTCAATCAACAATACATATAGTGGCTTTGGGCGAGACGATGATTACGAGGAAATTAGCCACGAAGAAATGGTAGAACAGGATGTTGCTTATGATATTGAACAGAGTGCAAATTCCGTTGACTTCGACGATAATGTTGTAGATTCAGAAATTGTGAGTGAAGAATCGGCAGAGCCAGAGTTTATGAAGGGAGAATAAGAATGAGAGTAATTTCAAGAAAGTATTGGTCTTTTAAGCAACGAAAAATTCAAAGATGTAACAAACGAGTATTTTCAGTTTCCGCAGGATGAAGAAATTGAGGTGTGAGTATGAAGTTAAAATGTTTAGGTTCATCATCAACCGGAAATTGCTATCTGCTAACTTCCAACAGCGGAGAAACACTTATTCTTGATTGCGGAATACCGATCAAGGAGATCAAAAAAGGATTGAATTGGAACATAAGGGGGGTAAAGGGTGTGATTATAAGTCACACCCACCTCTAGACCACAGCAAGTCATTAAACGATTTTGAGTCAATGGGAATACCTGCATTTGCACCATATGAAAAATTTGAACCGCATTTTTACACAAAAATATACGGAGAATTTGAGGTTAAAGATTTTCCATTGACAACAACAGACAATAGATGGACACACACAAATGCAGATGGTAGCGAATGCCCTTGTTATGGATTTTTGATAACTCACCCAGAGATGGGAAGAATGATTTATGCGACCGACACAGAATTGGTAAAATGGCGATTCAAAGGCATAAACCACATTCTCTTAGGTGTGAACTATGACAAGGATTTAATCGACAATGAAGATTCCGCAAAGGTAAATCACGTATACCGGGGTCATATGAGCATTGACACAGCTTGTGATTTTGTTAATGCAAATGATTCAGACAGCTTGCAGAACGTCATAATGTGTCATTTATCAAGCGAAAATGCTGATAAGGATAGTTTTATCGAGAAGATGAAAAAAGTTGCTTGCGGGGTGAATGTAGATGTTGCAGAACAGGGCAAGAGTTGGATTTTAAACAATCCCAGCAAGTGTCCGTTTTAGAAAGGAGATTATATGAGTTATAGTAGTTTATATGGAATTAAAGCTGATTATACAGGCGAAATACTTTGTGAGTATAAAAATTCTTGGTGGTTTAGTCCTGTTGTATGGAGTGTACTTTCGGACAAGACACTCCCTAAAGTTATGGGATATATTCAAAGTGTTATTGGAATGCACGGTGCAGATGTTTGGAAGAAAATAAATACAAAAATGAACAATTCCACAAATACATCAGACCGAATTTGCTGGGAATTAAGCAATCAGCAGATTTTCTTTACAAGAGACAAAGATTGTATTGCTTACAATATCCGAAAATTTGTTGAGCAGAATAAGGGCTATGATAAATCTGATGAGGATAATTTATCAGTGTTAGAAAGAGAACATATTATTGAAAGATTTAACGAAATTGCAGATAACATATCCACTTTAGATGAGAAAGAATATCCTTATTTTGTTTTTAAAAATACTTCTGTTGACGATAGTGTGGAATCTTGGTTCAGTGTTTATGATGAAGAAACAGATGATTATGTTGATAAATCAATGAAAGATTGGGATAAGTTCTTAGCGGAATTTGTAATCATTGAAAATGAACAAATCAAGAATTTCATTTCAAATAGAGACTTTCAATATTAAATTTCGAGGTACAGCGAACAATTAAGGAAATTATTACCCTGCGTGGTAGAAAGGAGCAGGATTTGGAAAAGATATAGACAGGTTTACAGTCAAAGACTTCCATTTGGATTGTTTTGAAGATGGAGAAACTATACTGTTTTGCGATTATGAATCAAATGATAGGACTTTATCTGGTCAAATTGATGTAATGGAATTTGGCAAAACAGTATTCCTCACAAAATCCGAAGCCGAAGCAAAGCTGAAAGAATTACAAGGCAAAGTTTCTAACTTTGAAAACTTTGATGCAAAGAGATGATTAAATGAGCCATTGGAAAGAAAATGATTGCGTTGGATGTCCGCAAGGGTGCATTCATTGCGGTAGGCAGTATGACTATTACGTGTTTGAGTGTGACAGATGCGGAAAAACATCTTCGGAAGAATATGATTATATTCATGACGGAGATAACGATTACTGCAAGGAGTGTTGGGAAGAAATGGAGCGTGAGGAAGATATGAGAGTTGATGGATATTGCGCAAAAGCAATCGACAATGAAACGCATGATTGGGTTACAGGTGGACTTGTTGTACAGGATTGGAAAGACAACTTTGTATTCATTATCGAGAAATCAGAGGGAGCATGTATGCGGTCTGCAAAGGAGCTTCTCATGGATATGGCGCACATCATTGACAAAGATACGATTTGCCGATGCACCGGATGCAGAGACACCGATGGAGAGCTTATCTATGAACACGATATTTGCGAAGATAAGAACGGCAATCGGTATGTGTGCCGGTGGATTGCAAGTGCAGCGTGTTTTGAGTTTAAGTGCAAAGAGACAGGCATTTCATACGAAATGACGTATGCAGAGGATTTCATCGTTAAAGGCAATGAATATGATGATTTAACATTTTAGGAGGTATTAAACATGAACAAAGTAATTTTGATGGGTCGATTGACCCGTGACCCGGAAATCAGATACACACAATCGGCAGAGCCTTTAGCAATCGCTAGATACAATCTTGCGGTTGACCGCAGATTTCAGAGAAAAGACAATTCCGGGAACGAACAGAACGCAGATTTTATTAGCTGCATTGCTTTCGGAAAGAACGCCGAGTTTGCAGAAAAGTATTTGAAGCAGGGTACAAAGATTGCGATTGTAGGTCGTATTCAGACAGGCAGCTACACAAATAAAGATGGCAACAAGGTTTATACAACAGAGGTTGTTGTCGAAGAACACGAATTTTGTGAAAGTAGACAGGGCGGCAACACACAGGATGCGCCGAAGCCGATGCCTTCTGATGCTGGATTTATGGATATTCCAACAGGATTGACAGGTAACGATTTACCGTTTAAGTAGAAGTTGATAAGTGGTGGGCGGTAGGGATAAAGGAGAGTGAAAAATGATTTCAGATGGAATTATTGCAGGTGCAAAAGCCGTATATCCGTCAAGTTTTATATATAGAGGAATCTTTTCTTTTGAATCATTCAGAGAAATTAAAAAGTTTTGCGATGTAAAACCCATGAGAATGTATACGGATGGCACTTGTGATTACATTATTAGATATCGAGAAGAAAGCGATATTGCAGATACTGACGAACAGAATCAGTACAATCAAGGCGTGGACGACGTTGTACAGGCGATTAAAGACCTTGTGAGCGAGAACCCAACGGATTGCTTTGCACAGATTGTATCTGATTTAGACCAGATAGCAAGCGACTTAAAGGAGTGTGAGGCATAGGTGGCTACGAATTTAAGACAGGTGTATGCGATTGAGAAGAAGAACAAAGAACGACTTCTCAAAGTAAATCCTAAGTTGAATGACAAGAGTGGTATATATTTCCTACTTAGAGAGGATGAAAACGGATTCAAGTTTGCTTACATCGGACAGGCGGTACACATAATCAGCAGATTGGCGAGCCATTTATCCGATTATCAGCAACACATAGATTTAAGTATCAGATCACATGGATTGTACGATGCAGAGAAGAATCCTTACGGATGGCGAATTGAATTTATGAATCTTCCGACTTCACAGCTTGACGAAGCAGAAAAGAAGTATATACGATTGTACGCCGATAAAGGTTATCAGCTCCGGAACGTTAGTCTAGGAGGGCAAGGAGAGAACAGAGCGAGCGGTTCAATAGGCGAGAGAAAGGCACCTAAAGGCTATATGCAGGGCATACAGCAAGGTAAAAAGGTCTTGGCTATGGAATTATCCAACATTGCAGAAAAGCACCTAAAAATCGAATTAAGAGAAGATAAGGTAAACAATAAGGTGTCGCAGAAACAGTATGAGAAGTTTATGGAGTTGATGCATAGTGGAACAGACGAACAAAGGGTATGATTGCCATTGTTGGAACGATTATCCGAACGAAAATCATAGATACTATGGATGTTCAGATGCACCGAAAAAGAGTGGCAAATGGAAATGTGTTGATTGCTACGAATATGTTGGCAAATCTAAGTTTGGAGCGACACATTGTAGGAAGAAAGTGGGTGATGCAAACATGAATAACAATAAAAATATAGTAATAGCGCAATCTTTAATGATGAGAATTAAAGATTATACAGAAAGAGACTTGAATGAAAAAGATGTAACACTTGATGTGGCTATGGCTGAAATACGCCATACGGTTGACGCTTACGATGAATATTTTCAGACAGGCAGAAAACCTCAGTAACTAACTAAAAATCAAAGAAAGGAATAAGGTTGTCCGGACACAAAACCTAGGTTTCCTTTTGGTAAAAAATGTTAGATTTTGGATATTATAACATGGATTGTATACAAGGAATGAAAGAATTTCCTGACAAATATTTTGACCTTGCGATTGTAGACCCACCATATGGGAGAAAGGAACACGGTGGAAGAAATAGAAGCGGATATGTTAGGCAGAAAAACGGAAGTAAAATATTCGTAAAAGATGGGCAGTACGGAAATCGGAATTGGGATAACAATCCCCCTTCAGAAGATTACTTCAATGAACTTATGAGGGTTTCAAAAAATCAAATTATTTTTGGCTGCAATTACTTTGATCATCCGCTAATAGGTGGTCGTATCGTTTGGGATAAATGCAACGATGGAAGCGACCAGTCAGACGCAGAAATAGCATACTGCAGTATGAATGATAGGGTTGATATTTTTCGCTATATGTGGCGAGGAATGTTCCAAGGAAAATCAATTACTGAAGGTACTACCCAGCAGGGTAATAAAAGATTGAACGAAAAGCGCATACACCCAACGCAGAAACCAGTTGCGTTATATGAATGGTTATTAAGCAGATACGCAAAGACTAATGACATTATACTTGATACTCATGTAGGCAGTGCAAGCAGTCTGATAGCTTGCTATAACGCAAATCATAAATTTGTTGGATTTGAGCTTGACAAATACTATTACAAGGCATCAAAGCAGAGGTTAGATACCGAAATGGCACAAATGAGATTAAGTGATTTTATGTGAGGTGATGTTGTATGAATTTTGAAAATTACTCTTGTGATAATCAAATGAGCATATTTGACTTCACAAGAGAACCAATCAGCATAACAAAGCCTATTCGCTTAATAGAATTATTCGCCGGCTACGGAAGTCAAGCAATGGCTTTAAAAAGAATAGGCGCAAAATTTGAGCATTACAGGGTTGTGGAATTTGATAAGTATGCTATTGCAAGCTATAACGCAGTACATGGAACGAATTTTCCTACAATGGATATAACTAAGGTTCATGCAGAAGATTTGAATATTTGCGATACAGAAACCTTTACTTACTTACTTACTTACTCTTTTCCGTGTACGGACCTGTCTGTTGCCGGGAAGCAAGCCGGAATGTCTAAGGGCAGCGGTACACGATCAGGTCTTTTGTGGGAAGTTGAAAGACTTCTCACAGAGATTAAAGACAGCAACGGAGAATTGCCACAGATATTATTCATGGAAAATGTACCACAAGTACACGGCAAGAAAAATATTGATGATTTTAAAAAGTGGTTGGAATTTTTGGAAAGTTTAGGCTACACGAACTATTGGCAAGATTTGAATGCTAAAAATTATGGTGTGGCACAGAATAGAAACAGATGTTTTATGTTTTCGTTCTTAGGGAATTATTTATATAATTTTCCACAACCGATACCACTTGAAAAGAAATTGAAAGACTACTTAGAGGAAGATGTGGACGAGAAATACTACATTAACAATGAAAAGTCACAGAAACTAATTCGTACACTTATTGACAACGGAACATTGCCAGATACAATTCTTAAGAGCAGAGCAGAGCAGAGCAGAGCAGAGCAGAGCAGAGCAGAGCAGACTTGCGTTGACGGAACAATCAATAAACCACAAAGAAGATAGGTTGCAAACTGCATCAAGGCAAGATATGATGCAGGGATCTCAAATTTGCGGTCGGACGGAAACTGTATTGTTGAAAGCGGTTGATTTGTCAATTAACAATCCAAAAGAAAAGATTATTGCTAATTGCATTTTGTCTCATATTTCAAAAGATGGAAATGCAATAGGAAAATATGCATCATTAAATACAGGAGTGATTGAATGCAAGAAGTTAAAGTTATAGGTTCATTTCAAAGCAAATTTGAAAGCACTAACAGAATTTATAATGTGGGGGGTGTAGTCCAACATTGAGTACTATGCAAGGTGGCAGTCAAGAACCGAAAATTATTGAAAGTCAGATAGTTGCTATGCGTGGCAGAAATCCCGATAATCCGTCAGACCGGTCCGTTGGTAATTTGACAGAACAGAGGTTAGAAGCGAATAAACAAGGCACAAGTAATTGCCTAACAAGTGTTCAAAAGGATAATCTTGTTATGGAAACTGTAAAAATCAAACAGGCAACAAAAGACGGATATATTGAATGTGATGTTGGTGGTGTATTTGATGCAAGTTATCCAAACTCTGCCACGCGGCGTGGCAGAGTGCAAGAAAGTGGAAATGTTTGCCCTACGATCACCGCTCAGAATCAAGAATTATGTCATTTAGAAACTGCGTATCGCATACGAAAGCTAACACCAAGGGAGTGCGGACGGCTGATGGGTGTATCTGATGAAGATATATCCAAAATGGAAGAAGTAAATAGTAATTCGCAGCTATACAAGCAGTTTGGAAACAGCATAGTTGTAGATGTTATGTGTGCTATGTTTCAGAATTTGAATATCAAGCAGGAGGACTAAACTTGAAAGATAAATCTCCGTGCATGAATTGCACACTAAGAGAAATCGGCTGTCACGGAAGATGTGATTTATACATCGCATTTTCCGCAGAACAGCAGAAAAGAAACGAAGATATTAGACAGAAAAAATCTGTTCATAATGCGATCGTCGAGATGCACAAGGAACAGAAAGCAAGATACTACAGGAATCACAGAGGAGATGTGAGATGATGAAGATTAGCAAGGAAGAACAGGCAAGGCGTGAGGGTATGTCTTACGCACTCAGATATGCACGTGAACATGGCTTAGATGCCTTAGAATCTGAATTAAAGAGACGTGGTGCATATAATATACCTATTCGCATTTCTAACGCTGAATTAAAGGAATTTACAAAGAATGCCAAAGAAATGATGCTTGATACAGTTTTGATTTTAACAAGCGTTACTTTGCATGATGAATTTGGATTCGGTAGAGAGCGCTTAAACCGGTTTAAGAAACGATTTAATTTCAAGGCGGAGTGCATCGGAGAGAACTATACCGATTGGAACGATCAGATATCAATATTAAAGGAAGAGTGCGGGTTGGAGTATTCAATCCGCATGAACGAAAAGGATGTGAGATTAAAGTGATTATTATTGATTCAAATGTAGTGCAGAATAGCATTAAACATTATGGCTTCGATTTGCTGACTACTGTGGAAGAGTGTTCGGAGCTTATACAGGCAATTAGCAAAATGAAGCGTGGCAAGGACAACAGAAACAATCTAATTGAAGAGATGGCTGACGTTATGATCTGTATGGATATTCTAAAACAGGTTTACGGAGTATCTGATAGTGAGATTCAGAATTATGTATGCAAGAAGCAGGATAGATGTGTCGGGAGGATGGAGAGCGATGAATCACAGAAAGTGGAAAAAGGCATATAAGAAGCGGTACGGAATACGACCGATTATTTTCCTTGACAAGAAGCGCAAGGATAAGGCTGTGGCTATGATACACGATTATATGTCACAGGTTACGATTTACACGCCGGAAAATCAGTATTATTGGGAACTTGGATGCTACTACAACGAGACTTCGATTGATAGTAAGAAATCAATGATTAAAGCGTGGGAAGGCGGTGTTTAGTCAATGATAATGACGATTGATGAAGTAATAGAAAATTTGAAATATGATGTTGAGATAGATATGTATATTCGTGATATAGCTCCACAGCTTGCAGAGTGGCTGGAAGATTATAAACGAATTAAAATGCTTATACCGATAGAGCAGGCATTAAAAGCAGAGTATAACAAGGCGATTGATGATTTTATCAAAGCTGCAGATAAACATTGCGGATATTACGCTGGAGAATGCAAGAATCTTACGCGCGATGATCTTCTTAAAATTGCAGAAGATTTGAAAAATACATAGAAATCTTTGAGGAGTGATGATTTTATGGGAAACTTTGTAAAGATAGATCGAAAGATTCTTGAATGGGAATGGTGGGATGATTTCAACACATTTAGGTTGTTTTTCTTCATGCTTGTGTCTGCATATTGGAAAGATGGGTACTACAAAGGAGAACTGATCGAGCGTGGTTCTTTTCCATCTTCCATATCAAAATTGGCATCTGAAACAGGCTTAACTGACAATGAAATTCGCAACGCGCTAAAGCACCTTAAAAGCACAGGCGAAATCACAAGCAAAGCACATAGTAAATATAGCGTATTTACTATAAAAAACTACAATTTGTATCAATCAGATAACAAACAAAAATGCGATGAAACCACAAGCACTGATGCAATCAAAATGCAATCAGATAACGAACAGATAACGAACCTTCCTATTATAAAAGAAGTAAAGAATATAAGAAGTAAAGAATATAAGAATAATATAGGGGCGAAAACGACACATTATGATGACCCAGATCTTAATTCTGCATTCGCAGAATTTTTGGATATGCGCAAGAAGATTAAAAAGCCGATTGCTACGAAACAGGCACTTACGCGAATGAAAAATAAGATTGAGAGATTGTCCGGCGGAGATGCCAAATTAGCGATTAAGATTTTGAATCAGTCAGTAGATCATTGTTGGTCGGATGTATATGGACTTAAAAATGATTATGGCAGCAGACATATATCCGAAGATGCAAAGTCTACATCCGTAACCGATATGCAGTTAGATTCGCTTGCAGAACGTCAAAAACAGAGCGTGCCGATTATGAGCGACGAAGAAATAAATAAAATGTTTGGAGAGTGATGATATGGAGAGATTGACGAAGAAAAATAACAGTGGAGGTCACTACTATCCGAAATGCTTTGAAAAGTGTAACGGATTGGGGGCGAGTAGCAAATGCGATGACTGTGAGATTATGACAAGTGTTTGCGAGAAGCTTGGAGATTATGAGGACTTAGAGGAGCAGGGCAGACTTGTTAAATTACCTTGCAAGGTGGGAGATACTGTTTTTTATATTAGTGAAAAAATCATACTTGAATATGAAGCTGTAGGTTTTTCTGTTGACAAGACAGGAGCGCGGCTTATATATGGAGAACATCATGTGGATGAAAACGATGAAACATATAGTTGCAATCTTTCTGTTGATAGAATTGGTAAAACAGTATTCCTTACAAAAGCCGAAGCAGAATCAAAACTGACAGAATGGCTTCAATCAGAAGCAGAATAGGAGAGAATATGGAAGATAGATATTTATTCAAAGCAAAAACCGCACAAATCGTTGGAATATACAACAATGGGCTTGAAGATGGCGTGTGGGTTCATGGAAGTCTTCGATGTGATGTTGGGAAATATACTATTTTTCAATTTGAAACTGAAAGAGCGGATTATGTCGAATACGAGATTGACCCATCCACAATCTGCCAATGCACAGGCTTAAAAGACAAGAACGGCAAGCTGATTTGGGAGAATGATATTGTCAGAGATGAATATGGTAATTTTTATAAAGCATTTTGGCAGAATGACTACTATCAGTTCTCTTTTTGTGCCAAAACAGGTGTATTTCCAATCGGTGCAAAGTGAAATTTGTGGAGTTTTAAGAGCTTTGAAATTGAAGTAATTGGAAATGTATTTGATAATAATGACTTATAGAAAGCGAGGGATAATTAAATGAATATAGGAGTTGCTTGTGCAATAGTTCATAACATAAATTCTGAAAAATATTCAGAAGATGAAAAAATTGAAGCATTAAAAATGTTCTTAGAAATGCCAACACACAATGGAACGACTAAAGAACAAATTCTTAAAGCATTTCGGTGGTTTTGGAATTTTTGTATTGAAGAAAGCGAGGGATAATATGACAGAGAGTGAAGCTATCGAAGAACTAAAATATGATTGTAATGAACTTGGCAAAGCAATTCCATGTGATACTTCATGGGGATGTTCTTTTGAAAATGCTTATGGAATGGCAATACAGGCACTTGAAAAGCAGATACCGAAGAAACCGATATATATTGCAAATTTAGGTTGCACAGCATTATGGTTATGTCCAGTGTGTGAAAGAAGAATAGTTAGAAGCGATTTAAAGTACTGCCACCAGTGCGGTCAAAAGTTAGATTGGAGTGATGAACATGAGATTGATTGACGCAGATTTGCTAAAGAAGGAAATGCACATGTCCTATTCGGACGATTTAATTGACAAGCAACCGACCGCATATGACACAGATGATGCCGTGGAGCGTTTAAAGAAAGCATCATACGAACGGTTCGGGAATGACGGCATGGGCGGAGAACTTGTAGTTAATTTGGATGATGCAATCGAAATTGTAAAGGCAGGTGGTAAAGATGAATGATTTAATTACTCGAAAATCTATAATGAGACTTTTGCGCGACTTACGTATTGATAATATGCAAGTCAATGGCAAAAGCATTTTGACGCATATAAGAGAAATTCCAACAGCAATCAATGTAAATCGAGTAATCGGAAATTTGAACGCAGAAGCAGATATATCCTGTGAAAACTTTGATAAATACGCAAGAGAAGTTGCTATTTCCGAAAATGAAAATACGTTTTCAGCAGGACTTATCAGAGCGGTAGAAATTATAAGGGAGTGTGAATCAGATGGGAATGGTTGATGAACTACGACGGATGCGAGCAGAAAGCGCAAACAGAAATTTCAAGCCGGACTATAAATGTCCCGTATGCAAGGATACACACATTGTAATTGTTAGGGATGAAGATGGTAGATCGGTAGCAAGAGATTGTGATTGCATGGCACAAACCGTATATCGAAGATTGATGAAAGCAAGTGGCATTGATGCGGAAGATGTGAATGTTCGATTTAATGATTTTCAGACATTTAGCGAACCAGAATTGCAGATTGCAAAAGCAACCGCTGCTAAGTATTGCAAGGATTTGCCGATGCAACGATACCAGAAGAACAATAGTTTATTACTTACAGGACTTCCGGGAAGAGGTAAGACAATGTTAGGCTTTTGCGTTGCAAACCAGCTTATCAAGAATGGCACACCTGTTCAGTATGTGAGCTACCGGGATGCAATTACACGTTTGAAACAGAATATTACAGACAACGTGGAGTATTCAGAAGAGATTAACCGCATGAAGAATGTGAGCGTTCTGTTTATTGACGATTTATTCAAGGGTAGAAGCACAGACAGCGATAAAAATATCATGTACGAGCTTATCAACCACAGATACTTGAAGCGGTTGCCTATGATCGTTTCAACGGAGAAATATCCGAAAGATTTGCTTGCAGTTGACGAAGCTCTTGGTAGCAGAATTATTGAGATGTCTAAGGGTTATGTGGTCGAGTTCAAAGAGAGTGGCAATTACAGATTGAGGTAGTATTTATGGATGATGATTAAGAAAGGAGTTTTGAAGATGGCGAGAAAAAAAGGATTTGGAGTAAGCCCAATCACAAACAAAATTTTTTATGGAACGCAAGACACAGAAAAACAGATGTGGGTTGGCGATAAAACAGATGTTACAGATGATGTTATAGCTGCTGTATATGAATGGTTTATTGGTAACATGGAAAATGAACACGGAAAGCGCACAGAGTATTCAATCACATACCCGGATTCCGATTATGAATTGGTTATGCGGAAGAAAGAGTAAAAATTCAGAGAAAGGAGGCAGATAGATTTGTCCGGACATAAATCGCGATTTGCTATCCTTTACGATTATGAGTAGTACATATCACAAAAATATTGCAGAGGGAAGATGCGGTCAATGTGGCAAAATCAATGATCGGACGGGAAAATCTACGTGTTCTGAATGTGCGAAAAAAGACGTTATAAATCAAACGGAGACACGAAATTGGTATAGAAATCATGGATATTGCCCTCGATGTAAAAAAAATAAGCTCATGGGGCAAGAAAAAACATGCGTTGAATGTAGGGCAAAGGACGCAGAATCAAAGGCAAGAGAAAGAGAACGAGAAACGCAGGAAGATAAAGACAAAAGAAACGAATATGCAAGAATAAGGTATAAAGTCAAACAAAGCGCCGGAGTTTGCCCTAGATGTGGTAGAAAAATGACGAAAAACACTAGTGCATGTGAGAGTTGCCTAGAAAAAAACAGAACAGGAACGCCGGTTTCAGAAAATGGAAAAGATCGAGTGAAAATGGGATTGTGCTATTGGTGTGGGGTTCCTGTAAAGCCGGGGTACAAGGTTTGCGAGAAGCACTATCAGATGAATTGTGAAAAAGCAAAGAAAACGAACAGAGAAAAAATGTCTAAGAACAATAACAGATTGTTTATCAAATAAAAAGGAGAAATGGCTTATGAAGTTTTCAAGACTTACTAAGCCAGAAATTGAGGGGATTCTTGCTAAAGCAAACTTTACGGATGAAGAAGAACAGATTTTTAGAATGCTGTGCCGGGGAAGCACACAGAAGGAAGTTTCATATAAATTAAGCATATCTGTAAGCACGGTTGAGAGAACTGTCAGGGAAATAAAACGCAAATGGAAGGAGGTGTCTGCATGGAACTTTCCGACAAAGAATTGTTGAATTTCGCTATCGAAAATGGTATTATCGACGTAAGCGACATACAACAAAAGATTGAAATGAACGAAAGAAATCGGTACATTGAAAATCACAATTATAGCATCTGGCAGAGTAAAGACGGAAAGTTTTATACATATCTGCC